CACTAAAGTTTTAATTAAAAAAGGGGCTAGCACTATCGTTGGTCAGATGGAGGCTACAGTAACTTTTAACGGCACACCGATTGATATAAGCAATAAATCAACGCTTGATTGGGTAACGTTGTTAGATGGGGAATTGGCAGGCAAACAACTGCAAATTTCTGGAACAATAATTTACAACAGTGACACGATTTATCGCCAAGTTCGTGCTGATGCCATAACTGGTACGCAAGCGGTTTATTCAGTTGTTTATGAAAGCTCAGCAACCACAGACGAGCAATTCAGTGCTTCCATGGTGCCAAACGGCTTAAGTGACGCTTTGCCCATGGGTGACAAGGTGACCACTTCAATTACTTTGCTGTCTAGTGGCGTAGTTACTCATACAGCAGCGGTAGGTCCTTAATGGCTGGTGAGCGCAACGGTACAAGTTGCCTATTGTACCGTTTTGATAGCGCTGATGATGTGGCGCTTGTTGGGCAATTAGAGCTTACTTCAACCTTTAATGGCACGCCTATTGATATTTCAAGCAAATCTAGCAATGACTTTGTTGCTTTAATGGATGCTGAATTATCAACTAAAGGACGGTCTGTTGCAGGCTCACTAATCTATAATAATGAAGCTGAGTACAGGTTAATGCGCACCAATGCGATAGCTGGAAATCTGGATGAATACGTCCTTGATTATACCGGTTTGGTTGATGATCAGATCCGCTTCTATGGCATACCTAACGGCCTTTCTGATGCCCTTCCTATGGGTGACAAGGTTACTACCTCAATCACTATTTTATCGGTCGGGGAAGAAATCTAATGCAATTCAAGCTTTGCTATAAATCTTACGGCTGGAAAATGAGCCTAGATGCAATGAAGCAATTCAAATCGAAAACGGGCAAAGATCTTTGGTTTACCCTTGTTTCGTTTTTAGAGGCTTACATTGAAAACGAAGGCAAGCCAGTTTTAACGCTGATGAAATCTCTTTATAACTGCGTTGACTTCGAAACCGCCTCACAAATTTTGCACGTATTAGCCCAGCAAGAAGATAAATCAATCGAGTTAGAGCAAATTCAAGATGCAATGTATCGCGTTGGTTGGCGTCCGGTAGAAGATGAAAACAGCGAGTTTATCCAGCCTTACCCAATCGTTTTATTTGATATTGCTAAACAAATTGATAAGCAATTCAAAGAGGCGCTTGGTGACGTAAAAAAAAAGGCACTAACTGGCTAACAATACCAAAACGCACACAGATAGAACCCTTTAGTGTTGATTATTGGGGCTTCTTCAAAGAGTTGGTCAAGCAAGGTGTATCACCTAGCGAATCTTGGCGGCTCGATTATCCAGAAATTCACCACATTCTAAACCTTAAAGCTCATTCGGGGGCCGTTGACGTGTCAATGATGATAAATGCTGAACGCAAAGCCAACGGCGCAAAAGGCCAAAGGTATTTAATTAAATGAGTACCGAAAAGTTTTTATTTGAAATAGCGGCCGACACTAAAAAGCTGCGCGAAGAACTAACAAAATCACAAGCTGAAACGAAAAAGCTTGGCAGCGATTTTGGCGACTTAGAAAACTCTACCGGAAGGCTGGATCTTTCCCTTTCATCCCTAAGTAAAGGTATTGGGTTTACTACAAGCGCTATTATCGCAGGAACTACCGCTCTTGTCGCTTACGCTACCGCACAAGGCCGAAATATCCGTGAAGCTGAGGCAATGGCCACAGCCGCAGGAATGACAGCGGAAGAATTTAAAAAAATGTCGTTCGTCATGGGCACCGTTGGGATTAGTGGTGAAAAGTTTGGCGATATAATGAAAGATACCCAAGAGAAAATTGGGGATTTTCTTAATACTGGTGGTGGTGGTTTTCAGGATTTTGCGGATGCAATGGGTTATACAAAGGATCAAGCTGCTGAGGTGGCAAAAGAGTTCTCTAACCTAAGCGGTGATCAAGTATTACAGCAAATGGTTGACCGCATGCAGGCCGCAGGAGTCACTAGCCAACAAATGAGTCATGCGCTTGAGGGCATGGCTTCAGACACAACGCGGTTAATTCCATTGCTAAAAAATGGCGGCATTGAAGCTGAAAGGCTTGGAGACGCTTTTGATTCAATCAACATTCCACTGTCAGAAGATGAAAAAAAGCAATTTACTGAATTAGCTGAAAATGTAGATTTAGCACAAGCCGCTTTCGTTAACTTCATTAATAACGCTGTAGCTCCATTCTTACCAGCCATAAATAAAGCCACAAAAGCAATGACTGAGTTATTTGCTAGTTGGACGGCTGGTTTAGAAATAGATCAAATATTAGCTGATAAGACGCTTGTTGAGGATATTAAAAGCCTTGAGGTTATCGAAAAAATAAGCCGGCAGATAAAAAGAGAGCAGTTAAAATTAAATGAGGATATAAATCGAGCCAGATTAAACGGGCAAGATTCTTACGCTAAAAAATTAGGCGATGAAAAATTCCAACTAACTCAAATTTCAGGCTTACTTTTAGACCAAAAGAAAATCATAGAATCAACCCCAGTGGGTGACGACTTAAACAAAACAAAGGGTAATCTAACAGCAAGCACAACAAATGGCGGGGCCGCTTCTGGTGCTGATGGGATCGACCTAAAGCAAAAACTTTTAGATGATCTGCAAGCCCGTCAAGACGCGCAAAAATCAGCCTTAAAATTGCTCTATGATGAAAGAGCCGAGCGCTTAAAAATCCTCAACGGCATGTATGACGATGAAAACAAGTTGTCAGCCGACAAACTGAAAGAGAAAAACGAGCTTAAAAAACAGATTGAAGCTGATTATTTAGAGAGTGCGCGAGAGATTGCCAAGACCGAGGAAGAAGCCAAGCTTGAGGCGATAGTTAACGAACAAAAATCATTAGAAGAAATACTCAACCACAAGTTAATCAGCCAAGAGGAATATCAAGCCAAGTTAAAAGAAATTATTGGCACTTATGCCCCTGAGACTTTAGATCCTGATTTACTCGAAGAAAAAAACCAAGCCGAACTTGAATTGCTAAACGATAAGCTTGCCAATCAACTTATTAGTTATGAAGATTATTTTGGCAAGCTTGGCGCACTTCAAAAGAAAGACACTCAGGATAAAAAGGACAAAGAAAAGTTAACCGGGTTTTGGTCTGACTCAGCACTAAAGAAACAAATGGACAATGGCACAGCGCTTTTAACTTCGTTGGGCAACAACAGCAAAACAGCTCACAAAATCAAACAGGGATTAGCGGCATCAAACGCAACGATGAGCACAGCAGAGGGGGTAATGGATGCCCTTTCTACAGGTAACTATCCAAGCGCTGCTTATATTGGATTAACAGGAGCAGCTCAGGTGGCAGCAATTCTTAGTTCTAAACCTGATGGCGGCGGATCAGTAGTCTCACCAACAGCCCAAGCGCCCACACAGCAACCAACTGAATCATACAGCGAACAAAGCTCTACTGTTACAGACATAAGCGGCGGTGGCGAGCTTAGCCAAAGAATGGTTATTGAATTTAGTGATGAATCAATCGATGTGATAGCTAGAAAAATAGATGAAGCTAAAAGCAATGGGCGGGTTTAATGATAATCAGTAAAACTAATATTATTGCGTCCAATACAATCACCTTGACCACTGGTGCAATTTTAAGTGGCGCTTTAGCAAACTTACAGGATCCTGATTTTTCTTTACTGGTAAGTAGCAACTCGCCAACATTCGAATTTACTATCGAGTCTGTAGGTTCTTGTAAATATGTAGCGCTTCATGGACTTAACTTGCCAATTGGCACAGTAGTTACCGCAACAGGGACCGGCTTAAGTAAATCGTTCATAGTTACTCGTAATATTAAAAATTTGGTTTTCTATGTTTCAAGCGCTGTGACGCCTGGTGATTTGGTAATTAAATTTATTGGGGCTGGCACTAAAGTAATTTCTTATATTCAAGCCGGTTTAACATCAACCATTGACTGGGGCACTAGTCCGGGACAATCCCTTTATTACTTGGTTAATAACAAAAAAAATAGAGTGACCACAAACAGCCAAGGCATGCCAGTTAAGCGAGTTCAAGAAACAGACACGCCAAAGCTAAAGTTAAGCATTAAGAACGCATACAAAACATGGGCCAGAGGTGATCTGCAAGAAATTTATACAATGTATGACGAAACTGGAATTTTATCATTATTGGATTATGAGGCAGAGAACAGGCCAGAGGAGAGTTATGCACTTTTTGATTTATCAAATCCAGATATAAATACCCACTCTCAAACATCTGTTTTAGTTGATGTGTCAATGTCATTTATGGTTGTTGCATGAGCCTATTTCATTATTATGTTGTTGAAATTGATCTTCCTGAAGTTGTTGGCGCTTGTACTATTAACGGTAATCCGGGCTTTTCTACGCCACTTACTTGTAATGATCAGTCGAGCTATAGCACGACGATTAAAACGCACAAATTCACCGACACAAACTTAATATTATCTGAGTCTGCTATTTATAAATGCGTAGACAAAGTGACCGAAACAACCCCAAAACTTAAGGCTGGCAACGGGGTAGCAAGCAGAGCAACGGCCAATATAACGGTCACTGATTTTATAGGCGATCCAAACCTCTCAAGCCCCGCTTTAATTGCCGCGCCGAACTTAAAAGAAAAAGGCACCTTTTTTGGCAAGTTAAAGGCCAGAAATATTTTAACCAATAAAAACGTAAGAGTTAAATATTATAAAAGCGATGGTTTTACATCGACTCTAATTACTACAAATCATTACATTGCGACTGATTTCAAACAAAGTGGAACCGATAAATGGGTGATGACTTGTAACGATGTTTTGTATAAAGCGGGTGACGAAAAAAGCCAATTCCCGCGCATCGTAACTGGCAGGCTATCAAGCGGCATTGCAAGCGGAACCACATCAGTCGTTATAGATGGCAACATTGCAGACTGGACACCATACAGTGATTACTCTGCTGTTATTGGTTCAGACTTGCTAATGATCACCAACGCTTCAGGAACGTCAACCAGCGTAACGCTTACGGTTGCAAGGGCTACATCAATAACGCTAGGCTCAAGAATTATTTTAAATCAGCCTGAAGATCATTCGTCCGGTGATGAAGTTTTTAGGGCGCGCAAATTTGTTAATGCTGATTTGTATGATGTTCTTGTGGCAATTTATGAGGATGCAAATTTATCAACTGACGACTATGACGGCACAGGGATTGCGGCAGAGCTTGATGAATGGCTACCTAGCTTATCTGGTTCGATTGATGCCATATTTTATGAATCCAATGAAAGCACTGGCGTTTTAGATGATATTTGCTCTACATTTATGCTGGATATGTGGACAGATACCAGCATTGGTAAAATTGTCGTAAAAGCTGCAAGCCCTTGGAACACAACAACGGCCACGTTAACTGAAGGTAAAGAAATCGTCTACAGCAGTATAAAGCTTGATGAACCAAGTGATTTATACTATTCAAGAGCCTTTTTGCAATACGATAAGCGCAAGCTTACTCAAGGTGATAGCGATGTTTTTTTTGCTCGCTCTAGCCTTGCTTATAATTCTGATTTAGAAGGCTCTGATTTTTACGACGAGGAAAAAGTTAAAAAACTTGGCAAATCAATAATTCTATCTAATAAGCTAAATAATATAGAAGTTGCCGACCTAACATCTGTTAGATACGCGCAACGATTTAGCAATAGGCCTCAGCGTATTGATTTTGAAATAGAGGAAGAAAATCTCAATTTTGCTCTTGGTGATGTCATAGAAATTATCAGTAATGAAAATCAAGATATTTATGGAAATCCAAGGCAAGGCGTTAGAACTCAAGTTACACAAATTTCACCATCTAGCAATATAGGTAGAAAGTATAAGGTTTCAACAATTACATTTAATCAGTTTATTGGGGGAATTTCTGGAACTGATTTAATCGTCAACAATCCATACGATAACAATCTTTTCACCATTGCCGGTGGTCCAGTAACAGCAGGTACATACACGTTTATTTTTGACAAGCCTTACTACGGACAAAATACACTCGGTCAAGCAATTACGGTCGGCTCATTTCCTAGCGGTTCAACACTGAATTTAGTGTTTATAAATTCAAGCACAGGAATAGGTAGGGGCGGGGATGGTGGTAATGGCTTATTCGATCCGCATGGGAGAAATGGTGGGACAACGTTATCTGCAAATACTGGCATAACTTTAAATATTTATCTCAATGGCACAACCCCTGATTTTGGGAATGGAGTTTATTCAGCAAACGGATATTTAAAAGCATCAGGTGGTGGAGGTGGTGGCGGTGGCGGAAGTGGTGGAGGTGGTGCTGGTAATTTGTTTGGTGTTGCTGGGGTCGGTGAGTATTTTGGTGATGATGCAGCTAATGGAACTAATAACCTTGGTGGTTTAGGGGGGGAATCAGATGATGGTGATTCAATCGGCGGTAATGGTGGAGATCCTGGCTTTGCCGGTGGAAATGGCATAGGTACTGGCGGCGGGATAGGAGGCGCTGCAGGTAAGGGGCTTGTTTTAAATGGCGCAACTGTAAATGTATTCACTAGCGGCGAAACAACCCGCTTTGTTCAGGGGTCGGGCGATACACCTACGACTATAACATGAACCGCGATTATATTGGCGAGCTTTTTTTTGATGTTGAGCTGTTCGATACTTTAGAGCTTTGCAGATTTGCCAAAATACCAACCGCCAAAAATGGCACTAAATGTTTAATAAAAAAAAATGGTTCGGTAATTATCGGGCAGATGGAGGCAGTTTTTACATTTTCAGGTTCACCAATACAAATTAATAACCCTGCCAATAATCCTTGGGTTCAGTATTTAAATAATGATTTATCAGGTAAAAAAGTGGAAATATCAGGACAGATTGTTTATAGCAGCAGTCCGATTTACAGAGCATTAAGAGAAGATGCAAAGCTAGGACTTAAATCAAATTATTCAATTGAATATTTGGGGGGCGAGTCATTCACAGCGTCATTTGTGCCTATAAATTTATCAGATTCAATTGCAGTTGGCACTAAATTAACAAGCTCTATAACACTTCAATCTAGCGGCACAGTAGTGCAAATAAACTCATAGGCAAATATGACTATTGTAAAACTTCAAGCGCTTGCTAGAGGCACAGCGGGCAATAGCACTGGCGACGAGGTTGCTAATGCAGTTAACGCTCTTATTGATAAGACAGACATATTAGATGGTGCTTTATCAAAAAATATTACAGTTACATTAAGCAAGTATGCTCATTTAGTTAGAACGCTTGCCGGTGGCGCTGACGGGGATTATTTAAGCGCAGTTAGTCAGTTATTTATTATAGTTGATGAAGTTGATGAAACTGATCTTTGGGATATCACGGTTACTCTAACAGGTGGGATTGAAGGTATATTGGTTGATAGCACCTATGTAGTTACAGGCCTTAGCTCACCTCAAGGGACGGTAATATTTAAAGCAACAAGGGAAGATTACCCGACATTTATTCAGACGTTCACAGTAATGAAGTTTGACATACAAGACACGGCACTTCCACAGGTTGAGTTTGATGGAACAGAATTAATAGTCGATCATGAGAATGCTGGCACTCATTTTATTTTAACCAATTCAGTTTCTGGATGTAGGGTACAGGTTAACCCGGCAGTAATAGAAGGCGAACCAGCGCCAGCATCCCACATAATGTTTACAAATGAAACTAGCGAATATTGTTACTTTGTTGATCACAATGACGACCCAATACCAGCAGCCTATGGTAATTCTTTTGCAGCATATGGCGTTGGCGTGGCGCTAATAAGTCGGGGCACTGGCTGGCGGCTTTACGGAGCAACAGCGTGAGCGTAATAGGATTACTGCCGGTTTTAATGACCCCAAAATCACCTTATCCCGAATCTGGCGGCACATACCCAACAACCACAGAGTCATTGTTTAAAGCTAAGTATTGGCACTCAAACGGCAACAGGAATGCTGATTTTTCATTAGTGACCAGTGGCGATCAAATGAAATTGCATTTCACGAGTTATTACAAAGATGATTTGGTTGGTTTGATTTGGAGTTCAGGCGACGCATTATCACACCCAGCGCGTGCGCGATCATACCGCAGCAATTACAGCGGCATAACATGGACATTTGATGTTTCTGCAAGTGGCTCTTTACCTGCTATAAATGAACCGGGCAAGCAGTTAACTTTAACTATAAAAACAACCTCAGGTGAGTATTACGTGCCGCTGGTTAACTTTTCCGACATAGACAACACGTATATCACACCAGAACCAGAGGACCCACCTTTAGATCCTCCACCTGACCCAGCCCCCGTGCCAGCGTACTCAGGTAGAGTTACGCTAGATTTTGATAACTTAAATGAAGGTATCGGGGAAGAACCGCCAACCATTCCCATGTCGAGTTTGACAGTCACGGAGTTATTGATAGCGGTTATATCAGAAGAATATGACGAGCTTGATTCATCTAGATTAGACAGTCCCTTAAACGGCTCTTTGACAATAACAACTGTGTCGGTAACCGGCGGCACAATGTCTAAGAAAAACTTAGTTATTGCTGATCACGGCATGGGGGTAGCGACCGCATATGATGACCAACACAATATAAGCCCTGAGCGCATTATTGATGAAATTCAAGCGCTTGGTTATCGTGGTTTTTTAAATCACTATGTTGGAATGTCTCGCTATCCAGCTAAAAACCCTTATCCCGCTGGCGGCAGCACAGCATTAATCATTAAAAAAACAGTTGGTAATACAATAAACGCACCGGCAGCGGCGTGGCATATAGACCTAGCACAACGAGCTTATTCAGCAGGTTATGATATTGCGTTTGGTATATCGTTTGAAATGTTTAGCGCTTTTGCTGACACTGCACTATGCCAAGTTGAGGACGATGACACGCTAGGCCAAACAGGCTACACACCAACCAGTTATTTTTTATCACCAGGTAACAGTGCTGCAATGAATTATCTAGAAAATGTATTTCTTGATTTTGCTGCAATAATGAATAGCACAAGCGCGCCAATTCGGTTACAAATCGGTGAGCCGTGGTGGTGGTGGAACACATCAAACCGAAAACCCTGTTTTTATGACTACCCTAATAAGCTTGCGTTTAACACATGGTCAGCAGCAAGGGGGGACGCGGGCGGCGGTGGTTATTTTGCCCCTAATTTTACTAGCGTTGACGATGTAAGCACCGACCCTGCAAAAGTGGCATTTAAGGAGTATTTACAAGAGCGTTTAGGGTTATCAACAACCGGTTTGCGAACAGCCGTTAAAACCGCTTACCCAAGCGCCGAGGTTTCGTTATTGTTCTTTTTGCCAACAATCCTTTCTCCATCCGCTGGCATGATGCAAACCGTTAACTATCCAATTAGCTACTATCAAAGCCCTAATTTTGACACCTTTGTTTGGGAGGCTTACGACGAGCACTGGTCTGGGCAAATCAATAAAATAATGGGTTGGGCGCAGCAACTAAAAGACGATTTAGGTTATGCCGACGATAAATTTGAATACCTTGCCGGCTTTGTTCCTGACGCTGATTTAGCCAGTGCGTTCGGCTATGAGGTTTTAGACCCTGCATATGCAGCAGAATTAACAGGCAGAATTTTAGGTGTATCACGTCGATTAAGAGAAGAACACAACACAACAAGGCAAGCGCTTTGGGCAATGCCTCAGGTTGTACAAACTGGTCTAGTTATTCATCCAGATTCAAAATTTTATGAATTAACTGGCCGCATTAAATACGGCGAAATAAACAACCAGCGCCCAGTTAGGTTTTTTCAGTTAGCAACTTAGCAATTAAAACAATTATCACCAAACACCAGCCGGATTAAGTCCGGCTTTTTTGTGTCAAAAATTTAGAAATAGGATCTAAAATGACAGTCATTCTAAGTGAAGATTTTACAGGATACGCAGCTGGTACAGAGGTACAAAATATAAGTGGGTGGGCTGTCTATGCTGAATTCCCCTCACAAAGGTCTGCACCTAAAGTTAATAGTTCTGGACAATTGTACTCCACTACAACTGACACTTCCATGTGTTATTATAACACAGGTAATTTATCTAATTACTCAAAAGTAAAATTTTTATACCAGTTTTCAGGTAGTTTTATAAAAGGTGGTCCTGCTGTACGTGTTATAGATAGGTACACATGGATAACAATTGAGTTAAGAAGCCTAACTACTACTGCCATAATTTATAGATATCCAGGTATATCAGCTTCTGATTTAGTTGTGTACCCCATAGGTATAGTAATAGGTGATACAGTAGAATTACAAGTTGACGATGCAACCAATACTATAGAGATGTTTGTAAATGGGGTATCAGCAGGAGCTCCTTTAAGTATTGCTTCTATATCAACCCCAACAACTAATGCTGGTATTGCTGTATTTGGGGCAAGAGACCCCTTGTATGACTACGTAGAACTGGGGACAAAATACGATGATATTATAACCATTAACCCCAATTTAGACAGGAAAGTTTTCGCTGTTATAGGGGACTCCAGACCCCACACAATAAGTGGTACCTACGAAAGTCCAACAATCCCTACATTTATAGACTGTAAAGTGGAGGAGTACGTAAGCGGCTCCACAGTTTTAGACTGGACAGAATTAGATGGTTCCCCTTCTGGGGGGTTGTACTCTGGGGTTCTGAACTTTCCACCAGGGCCTTTCTACAAAATACGGACTAGGTTTCGTAACGCCCCTTCCATATCTACTGAGTCCGCCCGCATAGGTTTTGGTGAAGTTATAGCTTTAGAAGGTCAATCTAATACATTCAACATAACTGGATCAGGTTACGCAGTAACAGCTAATGATAATGTAGTCTTTTTTGATGGGGCTAATTATGTAGTCCCAACTTCAGGTGCTATAGTTGAGGGACTTAACAAAATAGCAGTATCTAATAATAGATGTGTGGCTTATTACACAACTGCTGTTAGCGCCACTTCTATCAGTCAACATTTACCCCCAATGGGTACTAATTATGATAATAGGGTTGCCGCATTAATAGCTGTAGGTGGGAAGTTAACTGGAACATGGTGGGGTCAAGGTGAAAGCGGGGAATCGGAAGCTTACTACGCCTCATTAGGTATTCTATATGAAGATATCTTGGATAGAACTGGACAAGATGGACCAACATGTCCTTTATTTATTGTTCAATTAGGCAGAGATGTTGGTGGAAGCGGTAACTGGCAAGATACTCGTAATGCGCAAACAAGTTACGCCTACGATAATGCTAACGCCTACATAAGTCACCAAACAATTGATTTGCCCATGACTGATGAACTACACAGGAACAGCTCCGGTTTAGTTATGGAAGCTGAGCGTTTCGGGGACAGTTACAATAACTATAAAGGTGTGATTTCCTATAACGGTAGGGGGCCTATACCTACCAGTGCTACATACACTGGTAACACTTTAACTATGACTTATTCTTTAAACGGAAGTACAGGGTTGGTGGTGCCAAGTGGTGCAGAAAATTTATTCGAATTAACCAATGACAATTTTAGTACAATTGTAAAACCCGTTAGTGTTTCTTACACATCTCCTAATAAAATAGTCATGACATTTTCTAGCATCCCTGCTTCTTCTGATAAAATACGTAGCCACCAAGGTCAAGATTTCACCTTGTCCACCTTGCCGACAGGGGATCTACAATATAACACTCAAAACGTTATGGTAGAGCCTATAAACATAGCGTTGCCTGTAACTGAAGTTGTAGGTAACTCTCCTCCCATCGCGGACGGAGGGTCAGAACAATCTGTGGAGGCTGGGGCAGAGTTTGTGCTAAATTTCACCGGCTCCTACGATATAGACGGGACCATATCTTCTTATAATATTACCCAAACTGAGGGGGATTCTGTAACTCTTACCGGTTCTGGGGACATTAGAACCGGTACCGCTCCCAGTACAGACGCTGGCCAACAATTAATATTTTCTCTGACAGTAACAGACAACGAAGGTGCGGTAAGTTCACCAAGTCTACTTATAGTAAACGTGGCAGCGGTTGTTGTGGAGCAATCAACGGCTACTATAACTATCCTTGGAATAGTAGATGGTGATTACCCAATTAAACTTTGGTCAGAAACAACAAATTTATTACTCTACAACGGTGATGTTACTTTTTCCAGTAACCAAGCTTCGGTTTTAATTGATGCCCCTGTGGAAACAGATTTTAGTGGCAGGTGGTTGGGAAGTAACCCCCCTTCTACTGGAACAGGTTTGTACGGAACAACAGAGTAATGTATGGGATTATTAGATAGACAATTAGCTGATTCAATAAACCTAGTACACAAAGGGTCTTT